ACGTTAGTAAGGTAACACTCAAAGGCGCACATCAGTTTGGATTCGGATTCCCCGTCTTCGTTTTCAACCTGCGCGAACATGGCTCCATTCGGGATCGCTGTAAACCCCTGCGGCAGTTGGGGACGCGGACGTTCTTCCGCGGTTTCTGCCACGACGACAGGCGACGCGGGCGGTTTGGCGGCTTGCGCGCGGCCGATACTATTGACGACGCTGCGCACCTCCGCCTCAGCCAGCGGCGGACTATTTTTCTCGTTCCATGCCATCGTATCTGCGTAGGTTTGCTGCAGGCTTTTGCCCTGTGCCAAGCAGACGCCAACGAACCGTGCGCATGCCTGATTGCGTCCGCCTTCCCGCACGCCCTCGCTGATCGGCGCGGTGCGACTGGCAAGGATGTTGCCGGCAACGTTGTCAATGGCGTACGCCGGGCCCATCTGGCCGGCAAGATTAGGCGTTGGAAGCCGCCCCACTTTCGCGGCGAAGTCGGCCAGCGTTATGGTGTCGGTTTCTCCGTCTTCGATAAAGACAAGCGCAGGTGATTCGCGCTTATAATTGTAGGTTTCAATAGGTCTGAGGATAGAAGCGATGTCGGCAGTTCGCGCGGGGTCGGCAAGAAGTCCGAACCGTTCAGCCGCGTGTTTGAGAGCTCGAGCCACCGGCAACCAGTCGTGCGCGAGGGCGATATGGTCGAGGAGCCAATAAGCGTGCAGTCCGTACCCCGAACAAACCACCATTGGTAATGGCAAATCCAGAGCATTGGCAAAGTCGTCAAGGGCTTGAAAGGCAAGATCTGTGCTTGCATAACCTAATCCCTTCGCGGCCTTTTCAACACCGCAATCGATGTCGACCCAAAAAGCTTGGGCCCCCAGCGCATTATCTCCCTTGCGGCTGCCGGTTGTCCGGTAGGACGCGCAACCAAAATAAGCATCGGCTCCATTGTGACTGATTGCCGTTAGTTTTTTTACCAATCCCTCGAATGTCTCCGAAAATCCCTGTGTGACTTTTTTCTGCTTATTGATCTCTACCCAGCACTTCACTCCCTCTGCGGGAAGCACGCGCCTTAGAAAATTTATTTGTTGCATAACCCCGAACCTTTTTGATGTACTCTTTTCTTTCATATTGCCGGATGCTTAAAGGCACAGGAAACGGAGACGGGTCCGCGTCAAGTACCTTCTCGAGTAAGAGCATCAGGGGCTCGAATTGTTTCGCTTTTTCTTTGTGAGGGCACCTGCCGCCAATAAGCCAAGTGCTTGTGGAGGCGCGGCTTGAATCAAACCACACCGCCATGTCAGACACAGTAAGGCAGCCCTTTTCCTGCGCGACCCTCATGCGTTCCGCTATATTCATACCTGCAATGCCTTACTCAGCAAATCATCAAGCGCCGTCGTTGAAAGTTGCGGAGCGATTTGTACGGACGCTGCCGGCGGAATGGCGCCCGGCACGTCAAAAGCAGGCGCCGAAACCGGCTGCGGGGCTTGAGCATTGAAACCCACGCCAGCAAACGGATCAGCAACGCTATTGCCTACAGGCGGGACAGCAAGCGCAGGGGCCGCGCCTTGAGCTATCTTTGCTTCCGCATCGGCTTGGATCTGAGCCTTAGAACGCCGCGTGCGCTTCGGCGCAGCATCAGCAGCAGCAGCAGCAGGGCTCGCTAAGGGCCCAGCAGCGGGCATCGAAGGTTGCGGCGCGCTCGGCGGCGCGTAGCCAATCCCCGCGAACGGGTCAAAAGGCGTTTGCTGAACAGGTGCCGGAATCGGAACAAACTGAGCTGCCGGCGCTGCGACAGGTGCTGCGATTGCTTCAGCACGCGCAACGTCATCGACCCCTGTAACCTGCTTCACCTCATCCGTCCCCGCCACATGCATAACCGCCGCAAGTTGTTCGGGCGTTGTCCAGGCTGCAGGTGCAAAAAGCACTTTGGGGTAATCCGCAGTCGAATCAAAAGTCAGGCGAAGGACCATAGCAGGCAGCGGGATGCCGCGCGCTTGCATGCCCTGTACGATCGCGTAAAGATTTTTGAGCGATGCCGCCGGTAACTTTAACTGATAGATCGGTCCGGTGGGGTTGTCGGCAAGCAGCACGGCCAGCTTCTTTGAATCCGCGCAAGCCTTGGTTTGAGATCCGCTTGGGGTAATTTTGCTGCCCCATACATTATGCGGGCATGCAGCGCAGGTGCTGCATTGCGGTTTACTCGCGCGGGCCGAGGGCGCGACGCCGTTGTCACTGTAACAGTCCGGCGCTTTGAACTCAGTATCCGCAGGATTATAGGCCCCGAGATAAAACACTTTCGACAGATTCGGGTTCGCATCGACAACGATAACATCAAGATGCAGTTGCTGCACAACCGTCTCTTCGCCTTGGGCATGTTGAATGCGCCACCGGGATCCTTTGATGCCGATCGAGTTGAGCGATACGCCAGCAGTAATACCGCCAATGGCAGCCGCGGCAGAGTTGAATTGCGCCAGCGCCTGCAAGTGGGCAGGCAGTTGCATCGGGGGTAGGTTGACAATAGCGTTCATGATTCTGTGTCCTTTCTTATTTATAGATATGATTGAGAATTGCAGTAATACGCGCTTGCGTGAAATCAACATGCCGCGCAAGCACTTCCGGCATTAGGGCCTTCAAATTTTCAAGCTCGACGCTCACCTCAGCAATAGCATCTTTGGCCGTGGCAATCTGGTGACTGCGCATCACCTCCGTGATAAGCTGCTCAAAATGCGGAGACAGCCGATTGACAACGCGTTGCCCCGGTTTTTCGGCGGGGCCGTGTTGTGCATGCTGGATAATGGTTTGGGCTGCTTGAGCCAGTTTCATGAACGCCTCACATTAATAACGGTGAAATTATCGACACTCACGCCCGGCGGCAGGCTTTGATCAGCACTAAACTGCTCTAAAATACCCTTCTTCCCGGCGCGGAAGTCTACCATATCCCATCGCGGTTCCTGTTGCAAAATCATTTCGATGGCTTCAACGTCCGCGTCGCTCAAATGATGTCCAAGGGAGGCTAGGTAATTATGAATATATTCCACCGCGGGGGCAAACACGTGTCCCTTGAATGCCTCCGCGTCCGTCAGTTTGACGGAACTCTGAGTCGCTTTATACGGCGTGCCTGCAGCGGTTTTCACGCTGTCGACTCCGAGTGTGTTCATTTGTTCCATGAGCCAGTTCTCAATGGTCTGCATCGCGTCGCTGATGGGCGAAATCTCTTCGGCGTGCTGCTTGGCCAGCGCCGATTTGCGGTCGCGCAGTTCGATGTATTTGGCAACGACTTGATTAATGTCCATTTCACTCTCCCTTGATGATTCCTAAAATTGCGCCCTGCATTGATTCGCGGTTATCTAAACGTCGGTATATCTCCCGCTCGACTGGCGTTGACGCCAGTCGGACAATAAGCATCTTGCTGGTCTGCCCCGGGCGATCCATACGTTTGTTTGCCTGCTGATAAATCTCAGGCTGATCCGTTGGGCCATACCAGACTGTCGTAGCTGCCGCAGTAAGGGTGAGACCATGAGCCATGGTTCGGGGGTCCGCGACGATAATTCGAGGATCAACCGATTGTTGAAAATCCCGAAACACTTCGTTGCGCTTGCCGGAGCTGACATTTCCCGTAATCCTTTCGACCGTGTAGTCTTTACTTAACTCGGAATGTAACACGTTTATTACGCTTGTCAAGGGCGCAAATATCAAAATCTTTTTGCCTGATTGTTCAATTACTTCGCGCAGCGCATCTAAGCGCGGCCTGCAATCGATTTTATTCGCTTCGTGATCGGGGCCGTAAACCGCGCCGCAGGAAATCTGGATCAGTTTCTGCCGCAGCGATGCTTCGTTGATGGCCGTGATCTGGCCTTTGCCGACTTCTGTTTTGAGCGTTTTCTTAATTTCGTCGTATGCTTGTTTTTGCGCAGGACTCAGCGCCACATCGCGCGTTTCGATCATGACCTCGGGCAGGTTGTGCATTTCGCTGCGCTCGTAACGGATCGCCGGCTGCAATATCTCGGCAGCAAGTTCATTGCTGCCCTTCTTCGGCGCCCATTTGAACGTGGTAATTTTGTACATGGCGCGTTCGCGGAAGCTCACGAAGCTCTCCTGATATTCCGGCCGCGCCAGCTTCGCCAGTGCCCAGGCATTGGTTGGATCCACAGGCACGGGCGTCCCCGTCAACATCCAGAAATATTTTTTGGCCGACAACGCTTGCTTCAGGGCTTTGTAGCGGTTGGTGCTGGAGTCTTTGTAGACGCTCGCTTCATCAACGATGACGGCGTCAATATCCGCGCGGTCGCGCAACAGCACGCCAAGCTCACCCAGATTAAATTTGCGACTGTCCTTGCTTGATCCAATCCCAAGACCGTCGTGATTGATGATATAGAAATCGACGTCTTTCTGCAGCTGCGCTATGCGTTTCTCGCGGCTGCCATAGAGAACGGTGCAGGTCCTGCGCCCGAGGAAATGCTGAAATATTTCATCTTCCCACACCCGTTCAATGGTTGAAAGCGGAGACAGAATGATGGCCTTGTGGATCAGCCCTTTGCACATGAGATAATCAAGCGCCCACAACGTCGAAAGCGTCTTGCCTGTGCCCATGTCAGAAAGATTAAAACACCGCGGGTGGAGCGTCAGGAAGGCTGCCATGTGCCGCTGCTCGGGCACATCCTTCCATGTCGGCGTGGGCCGGTGCGGCCAGTCGTACTCGCGCATGATGGGGCTAATTGCCGCGTATCCCAGCCGGCGCATGGTCTGCATGTTAGGAACGGTGCAAGGAATGGCTACGTTTGTGTGGTTCAGAAGAACGGCGCCCGGCACGCAGTTTCCTATGCGCAACGGATGCTGCGTTTGGTAAATGCAGAGGTTAAACTGTTCACTGTATTGCACGGCGTTCCATATACTCGACAAAATTGGCTTTAAATGCACTCAGGTTTTCCACATGCACCAACCAGTGTGCGCCCAACGCGTCCTGAATCTTCTGCGCTTCGCGGATCTGCCACGGGCTGTGTTCGCTCTTTGCATGTGCCTTGGCTTCAATGCTGAAGAACGCGCCTTTATAGCACCCGATAAAATCGGGAATGCCCTTGCGTCCGTAGCCCATCATCGAAGGCATGAACCACCAGCAATACGGCATCAAGGTTTTGAGAAAACCCTTGATCTCGTCCTTTACTTTAGCCTCGCTCATCGCGCGCGGCTGTTTAACCGAGGCATAGGTTTCCGCCTGCGGCCCTTTTACTTCAATCAAATTTGACATAACAACCACCATAAACTTTTTAGCGTAACAAAAACGAGAAGGCCAATTGCTCCAAAAAGTATCGTGTCGCAAAGCCAGTTGATAAAATAATCTGTAAACTTTTCCATTATTGTACCGTCCTTCCAAAGCTGCCGATCACTGCGTGAAGTATTTGCTCAATTAAAATTTTGTCTTGCCCCTCTGCCGCATTAATTACGTTCTTCATTTCGGCGAAAGCGACGTTGAACGCGGCAAGGATCATATATCCGTTGGTTTGCTCGGTGAATTTGGCCAGAAACTCGGAGAATACTTGGCAAAGGTCTTTAACTTCCTGCTGTGTTTTCGGCGCGTTGCCGGTTGAAGATATGCGAACAATATCGGCCACGGCTTGTTTATAGGTGAGGCGCATATTCAACTCCTGTTGTTAGGACATGATTTCACAGGACAGTAGCCACACAGCGCCCCCGGCATCACGGGGAACTGTTGTGTCGTCACCGCCCTTTCCATGCGTTCAATTCGGGGCATGATTTCCGACCAAAGCTTCGCTTCATCATCGCGACGAAATTGATGGGTCTGTCCGATCTGGTCGGCATCCAGATAAATATTCATCGTGGTGACGGACTCAATCTTCGGAAAATGCTTGAACGCGAAAAGGGCCATGATCTTGAGCTGGTGCGGACCTGTGTCAAACTTGCCGCCTTCTTTGTTCTTGCCCGTCTTCCAATCAATGATGACGCCGGTTGTGTAGTTGGTGATAATGACGTCGATGGCAGAGCGTCCCCAGACGCGATCGTCAAAGAAGCCGGTGCCTTCCAACTGGCCATTGAGTCCGAGCTTTGCCTCGACGCGCAGATCCTGCCCTTTTGCCTGCCGTTTTACCGCTTCGGCGTATTTGGACGGCGCAACTTTGGTGCGGTACATGAGATAATCCTCGTGCTGTTTGTGCACCGCCCGCCCGCGGATCAGATGCTCGTTCGGCGGCTCCTTCTCACGCAGAATGTAGCCGTGATAATATTTCCGCGGACACTGCTCGTACGCTTCGAGCGCGGACCACGACCAGGTGAAATTATTTTGCATCTTTGTTTTTCCCTTCCAGCCGCGCAATCTCGCGCGCCACATACCATTGCGCCTTCTTCAAATCCTCAAGGCAGTTTTTATGATCCGAGCGCCACAAATACTTTATGGCGTTTCCCACATTGAAATTAAAATGCTCAGTGATCCTGATACATTCGATGCCGCTTGGGTGGCTTGTATAGTGCTTGGGATGATTTACTGCGTCGACAGGCATGCGTAACATTCCAACTTCGCATTGGCGGCAAATTAAATCCCAGTTTGTCCCGTGTTCGCATTGCCAGATAACAGGCTTATTTGTTATATCGGTCACTGTAGCCTCCTTCGGCGTCTAAGGGTAAACCCGCCGCCCACGCGGCAGGGGTTTTCATCAGTTCCAGCGCCCAAGCATACGCCGTGGGCGCTTCCGCCGTGGGTGCCAGGAAAACCAGTTCGTCGTGCGTCATGGTCACAATTTTATAACGGGTCGCTACTTTGAGCGCCGCTTCCGCCAGCACCGTACGCGACAGAAGCTCAATGGCGTTCTGCACCATCTTGCCCCCGTAAGTCTTGCTCACGCCGCGCTTCATTTTCTGATAGAAATCTTTGCCGTTGTAATGGATGTTGCTGTAATCGATCCATGCCCCACCCGGAGCGTAGAGACGTTGCCCGCGCGCTTGCATGGGCCCCCACTGGAAATTCGCTGTGTTGGTCATGAACGCCTCGAGTAACTGCCGACCCGCCCACTCCCACATCCCTTTTACTTTGGGATGGGTGCGGCGATAGAGGTTGCGGGCCTCAAGCGCCTGCGCGTCCGTCAGATGCACCGGCGGGCCGTAGGTGCCCAAGCGGGCGGTGTTCTTGATAGAATCCGCCCCCGCGCCGAAACCGCAGGAAAGAACGATCTGCTTGCCTGTACCACGCTTGTCGGGCTTGCTCTTGTCCACCTTCTCGCCGTAAAACTCGCTCGCAAGCTCGGAATAAATGTCGTCCTTGTTGCGCCACTTTGCCAGCATCTCTTCTTCGCCCGCCAGCCAATCGAGTAGTCGAGCCTCAATCTGTGAAGCATCGACTACGACGACTTGGTAGCTTGGCGGTGCAAGGATCGCGTAGCGCAGCACCGAACCGCGCTTGAAATTCTGCCAGTTCATCAGGTCGCCGCCCGACCAGCGCAGCGTATGCGCGCCGTAAATATTGAGGTAAACGCACATCGGACCGCGGCTATCCATACTTAGCAGGCGCTCGGCGCGGGCGGCAACCATATTCGACTTTATGCCAAGCCGCGCCGCTACAAGTGCTTCGACCCGGGGGTCGGGGGAATCCAATAGTTTTTTGAACTCTGCGTCTGTTTTTGCAAACGCATAAGCCATCTCACCCGTTTTCTTTGATATTTTCGTTGGCGGCTCGACGCCAAGGCCGCGTAGAAGGCACGCAAACTTTTCAGACGAATTAAGCTCTTCTTTCGTAACGCCAAGCGCAGCCAGCGCATCCTCGTTTTTATCCTTAGAATCCCGGATATAGGTGGTGAGGATGTCGCGGTCGAGGCGCAGGGCGGGTTCGGTAAAGAGCCGGATTGTGAGGTCAATAAGGTGCAACTCACTCCGAGGAATGTGTGGTAGCATTTTGAGAAATATAGCATGGGTCAACTCCACGTCGTTAAGGCAGCCGGCAGTAACGCGATTATACAGATCCGCCGGCAGGTCGCGAATGTTTTTGAACGATTCATAAGGAACGGTCTTTTCCTGCAGGCCAAGCAGTTTTGCGATGCTGCCCAGACTGTGCGAGCGATAATGGGGGAACAAAAGCCGCGCCATCGGCAACGTGTCGAACCAAAAGGCAGGGCGAACGCCATAATGGTGGTTCAGGATCAGCCCGTCGAAATGGGCGTGATGGGCCACCATCGTGTTTTTCTCCATCGCCGTTTTCAATCCCGCGGGCGGTGCGGGGTAACAGCCCTGCGCCTCGCCCATTTTTGCACCAATCATGTGCAGCTTGAACCGCGGGTCGCGCACATACGCCTCCGTTGTCATTTTCGACAGCGTGTAATCGTCCGCGAAGTACGTTTCCGTATCAATGGTAATGACGTGGTCCATTAAATTCCCAACATACTGGCGGCGCCAAAACTGAAAACAATAAAAATAAGAAGCAGGGCGGTAATCGGATCGAGGCTCATAACGTCTCCACTGTTGCGATGATAGTGTTTAATTTTTCTTTTATTGTTTCGTGGTGTTTGAGGTCACCGGCCCACCCCTGCAATAAATTAATTTCCCCCTGCAAGGCTATCAGGCGATTAAGTAACCCATGTTTATCGTCCTTGCGCATGGACGCGCTCTTTCGCTTTCTCAATGCGTCCCTGCCAGAAATTCTGCATGGCTTCGCGCACGATGGGGTCATGCTCGGCGGCTGCTTCCGCGTGCAATTGTTCGAGCTTTTCAATCTCCGTTGGCGCCGTGTATTTATCGTCCATAACTTCTCTCCTCCTGGTTAATTTCACGTTCGTCCTGATCCCTGCACCAGCCCGCATAAAGCCACACGACCACGGCAGCGATGACGGAGCCGAGGATAATGCCGTTGACTGCGCCGGGTTGGGTTAGCACTGTCCACCCCACTGTTGAGCCATGGCATTCATAATGCCTCACAAGCTTTTAATACGGCTTTAATCATGGCTATGGCCGCTTTGTACTCTTCCGCGAAAACACCATCGGAATAAGTAAGTTTGACTTTTTTCATGAACTCTTTGAAAGTGCCGAAAAAACAACCAGCGTTAATATAAATCCCCGCATCGGTTCTGATGGCGATTGTGTAATCTTTCCGGCTTCCAATTGGACCAATTTGCAACACCGATTCGATAGTGCCAATTTTTTTATTGTCGGCATCGTACAGGGTGGCACCGCGCAGTTCGGCACCGCGCAGGTTGGCACCGCGCAGGTCGGTAGCGTACAGGTTGGCACCGCGCAGGTCGGCACCGTACAGGGTGGCACCGCGCAGGTCGGCACCGCGCAGTTCGGCACCGTACAGGGTGGCACCGCGCAGGTCGGCAGCGTACAGGTTGGCACCGCGCAGGTCGGCACCGTACAGGGTGGCACCGCGCAGG